ACGATGATGATTACCATATATATGCGATGAGAGAATTTGGTTGGCAAAGTAAAATTGATTTTATTGAACACATTTTATTTGATAAATTTGAAAACGAAAAAATAGGTTTGGTTATCATTGATGGATGTGCAGATTTATGTTCTGATGTGAATAATATGGAACAAGCAAATAATGTTGCTGAAAAACTATTGCAATGGTCTGGTAAATTAAATTGTCATATTACAACGATTATACACCAAAACTTTGGGAGCGATAAACCAAGCGGAAATTTAGGTTCAGCACTTGAAAAAAAGGCGGAATCACAAATTAAGTTGGAGAAAAACAACGCAAACAAAGGTTGGGTTACTGTTGAGTGCAAAAGAAGTAGAAACAGACCATTTGAAACTTTTAGTTTCCAAATAAATAATAATGAATTACCAGAGTTTATAAACAACGATTATACTTTTTAACAAATGTGTTATATTTACAATATATGACCAACTGGAAAGAAAAAGATTTATTTGAATGGCTATCAAAAAACCATTACAAAACATTAGTAAATAGTAAAAACCCTATTTCAAGATGGGATTGTTACGACATTGAAACACAAAATAGGATAGAACTAAAGTGTAGACGGAAGCACTACGATACATTAATTCTTGAGAAATCAAAATACGATGCTATTTTAAAAGAATCAAATAAAAACTTTGACATTCCAATTTACATAAATAGCACACCAAACGGAATATATTTATTCAACCTAAATGACATTGAACAGAATTGGTTTACTAAATCACTTCCAGCTACAACAGAATTTAAAAAACGTTTTTGGGTTAAAAAAGAGATAACAGAACTAAACATAAACAAAGCAAAAAAACTGAAATAAGAAATATGTACACAATAGAAAATATTAAATATCAAGTGGCATTAATTAGTAAAAAATTAAGAATAGAAGAAACAAGCGATTACGTTCCAACCTATTATTATGATTATAAAATTAAGTTTCACGAAACAAATAAATTTTATTTTTTTTGTATTGAAGTAGATGATTTACAAAAAGATTTTAATGATAATGACTATGAATTTATTTTGCATTATGTAAATAATAATAAAAACTAAAATAAGATGAAAACAATTAAACTATTAAACGGAGAAGAATTTGAAGTAAAAGATATACTTGCTAAAATGGATGATGATGATTTCTATTATGGGTATCTTGGTAAAAATGCTTTGAGCAGTTCAATGTGTAAAAGTTTGATTGAATCTCCAGAAGCGTATGTAAGGGAACTAAATAAACCCGCAAAGGCAAAAGAACCTCAACCATTCAGAGATGGGCGTTTAATACACCTATTAGCTTTAGAACCTCACAGAATTGAAGAGTTAACAATAATTGATAGCACAAAGGGAAGTAAGCTATACAAGTTAGCAGTTGAAGAGAAACCAGCACAATCGGTTTACACAAGAGCAGAACTAAACAGATGCCAAGCAATTGCAGAATCGGTATTGGAAAATGAAGAGTACCAAGAACTTGTTAAAAACGCATCGTTTGAACTTCCAGCGGTTGGGTACTATAATGGTTTACCATTCAGAGGTAAAGCGGATATGCTTCTTGCTGGTATTGTATGTGATTTAAAAACAACAAGCGACATTAATACTTTTGAAGAAGCTGCATTGATGTATGGGTATGATTTACAAGCTGCATTATATTTAGAATTATTTGAATGCTTTGAATTTAAATATGCTGTGGTTGATAAGAAAACAAAAGAGGTTGGATTTTTTCAGTTTGATGATGATTTTATACAAGGTGGATATGATAAACTAAATAAAGCAACTGAAAATTATTACAAGTATTTAGAGAACAAAGAATTTTACGATTTAAATTTATAACTATGAGCCACAAAGAACAATGCAATCAATTGCATCGAATAGCATACAGAAGCTGTTTGGATAACTACTTTATATCTGGTGATAGAAATGATATATACGAATATTGGTTGGTTTTAGTTGAAGCAAAAAGAAGCTGCGAAGCGTTAGGCGTTCAAAAGGCGTTGGAATTTATTGAATTATGGGAAAATATAGATGGCGAAGATTAAGAACAAACTAAAAGCATTTAAGAACTGCGACAATAAAGCACAATCATATTGCTTTAATAAGGGTTTTGTGATAACTTTAGAACCATCTGGTGCAAACTATAAAGTAAAGTACCAAAGAGGGCATAGCGGACAGTATTATATGCAAGGAAAGGAATTTGATTTGCAAGAAGGGTATCAATCAATTTGGGATTTATACACTAAAATATACGAATACGATAAACAAAAATAAATGAGAGCAACACAAACACACTATGACAATGGCAAAGATTACGATGTCATTGATGTAATAAACGATTTTAACCTTAATTTTAGCAGAGGCAACGTATTAAAATATATATGCAGAGCTGGTAAAAAGAAAGATGAACTGCAAGACCTTTTAAAAGCAAAAGACTATTTAGAAAGAGAGATTGAAAGATTAAGGGGAGCAAATTAGCTTCTCTTTTTTTTGCTTAAATAAAAATAAATGTAAATAAGTTTTTTTTATATGTAAATAAGTATTAGATTTGCATAACGATAATTTAAAAACAAATAAAATGAATGATTTAAGTAAAGCAGCAAGAATAGGAAAGCAAACAGAAAAGATTTGTATGTTATCATTAATTATTATTGTAGGTTATTTCACTACAAGAACAGTTGTAGGTTTAATTTTTAATATTTAAGATATGATAAAGAAAATGTTAAGTAAATGGATTGACCTTGTATTTCATTTATTAATGATATTACTGGCTATGTTTTTAACATTTTGGTTTGCAACAATGGTAATAATAATGTTTAGATAATGAACGAAGCAATAGAAAAAAGATTGGAAAATATAGAGTATTTAATTGGTAGAACTCAAAACTCCTTTTTAAAAAACCAAATCAAATTATTAAGGTTCGACATAGAATTGGAAATACAAAAAGCAAAATGCAATGGATAACAAACTAAAAAACATTATTAAGACAATTCAACCAGAATTTGAATCAGAAGATAGCTGGTACAATGAACAGCTTCCAAATGAAGTAAGCTTGTATTTAGATACTGACGAACATTTAATTGATTTACATTTAAAAGATGATGTGCTAAATACTAACATTTGGATTGAAGATGAAGAGTATGAAGTAACAGATGAAGATGCAAATTTTATTTACAAGCACTTGAATAAATTACTTGATAATGAAATTGAATTAACAAAGAGATATTACAACGAAGAGAAGTACGAACAAAATAGATATTAAAATGAAAATAACAAACGAAGATAATATGGAATTAATGGCAAGGTATGAAGATAATCACTTTGACCTTGCAATAGTTGACCCTCCATACGGAATAAATATAAATGTTAGTATGGGCAGAAGAAAAAACGATAAAAAAAGCAAGTATCATAAATTTGCTGGAGAAGATTCTAAAATACCAAGTGAAGAATATTTTAATGAACTTTTCAGAACAAGTAAGAATCAGATTATATGGGGAGGTAATTATATGACAGATTTTCTATATCCATCTTCTTGCTGGTTATTATGGGATAAAGGATTTTCTGAAGATGTTAGTTTTGCCCAATATGAATTAGCTTGGAGTAGTTTCAAAACAAGTGCTAAAAAGTATGATTTTAATGCAGCGGCAAATAGAAACAGAATACACCCAACACAAAAACCAGTTAAACTATACGAATGGCTTTTAATGAACTACGCAAAAGAAGGAGACAAAATATTAGATACACATTTAGGAAGTGGCTCAATAGCTTTGGCTTGTCATAATTTAGGATATGATTTAACAGCTTGTGAATTAGATACAGATTACTTTAATGCATCATTGAAAAGATTAAAAGAACACCAACAACAATTAACAATGTTTTAAGATATGGAATTAACAGAAAAACAAATTGAACAAGTAAGTGGTGCAATAATAACATCATTTGTAAACCTACACTTTTTAGAAGAAGCAAAAGCATCTGGATTATTTAGGCACAGAACAAAAAACAATGTAAAGAAAACAATCGATGACCTAATAGAAATAGAGACGAATTACTATCAGAAAGTCGAAGAGGTTGACGAAAAAGATTTAGGGGATAAGTTGGTAGCAAATAAATTAGAGTTCGTTAAATGGCTTCTAAATGAGTTTGATTTTAATGATTTTACAAAGATTCAAGAAGTGTGTATTGCTTACACAAAAGACAAACCAAAAATGGTTGCAGTATCAGATAAAATAAA